AACATGCCAGAAACTATTCGTGTAAATGTAACTGGAACTCACGACTATGAGTTCGTAACTCAAGGAGAAAGCATGCTGGAGCTCGTGGCACCCAAACAACCTGCTAAACAGACAGAAACTGAAGAAGAAGCAATGGCTCGTATTAGAGATCGCTTTGAGATTTTGACAGAAATGACCAAGGCTGCTACCTCAGGTGACATTCGTGCCATGATTGTGTCGGGTCCGCCCGGAGTAGGCAAGAGCTTTGGTGTAGAACAAGAAGTTGAGAAAGCCTGTTTGTTTGACAAGATTGCTGGCAAAAAACTTCGCGCCGAAGTTGTCAAAGGCTCGGCTACTCCAATTGGATTGTATCAAACTCTATACAAGTATTCCGATGCAAATTGTGTCCTAGTGTTTGATGACTGTGATAGCATTTTAGTAGATGATGTTGCATTGAACTTGCTAAAAGGTGCACTTGACTCTGGCAAGAAACGTAAAATTTCCTGGTTAAGTGAGAGCCGTGTGTTGAGACACGAAGGCATCCCAGACAGCTTTGAGTTCAAAGGCAGTGTTATCTTTATTACAAACTTGAAGTTTGATCAGATGAAATCGCAAAAATTGCGTGATCACTTGGATGCATTGCAAAGTCGTTGTCACTATCTTGACTTGACGTTGGATACCATGCGCGACAAGATTTTGCGTATCAAACAAATTGCCAAAGATGGCGTGTTGTTTGCAGACTATGACTTTGAAGAGTGTGTTCAAGATGACATCATTGAGTTTATGAATACCAATCAGACTCGTTTGCGTGAGATGTCGTTGCGTATGGCGCTGAAAATTGCAGATTTGGTCAAGAGTTTCCCAGCTCGTTGGAGACTCATGGCAGAGACAACTTGCATGAAGAATGCATAATTAACAGTTAGCTCCAGAACTGTAGACATACAGTTCTTTTATGGCAGGTACTTGTAAAAAGGTACCTGTCTTTTTGACTTTTATAAAGATGTAGTATATACTTGTATTATGTTTTCATCATTACATATAGAACTAGGACATGACAATTTTGACCTAGAGTTTCGCTTACTCGAAACACCACTCACCAAACTCTGGATTGAACGTATACAATCTCGCTTGTCCTACACACTTGACGATCCTAAGAGATTCTACGGATTCAACGCTCAAGCGGAAGAAATAACAATTGCAACAGAAATGATAACTCAGTGTATTGATACCATTAATGCGTACCAGCCAATTATACACAGACCGTTCACTGATGTTTATGATCAAGATTGTTTAAATTACTTGCATAATATATTTGAAAAATATCACAGATTACTCGATGAACAAAACACTGAATTTTGGTTGCATGCACCAGATAACGTTCGACAAGCACTTGTTAATCTTAACATTGCAGTACACAGATGCGAATCGGTCAGTAGAGGTAGTTTCCCAAGATTTGTTTGTACATGGTACGGAATGCCTAAGGTAAAAACATTGCCACTGAATATAATGGCACAACATGGTGTCATTACGCCAGCATGGGGATCTGTTTGTTTGAACTATGTTGAAATAGGCAAAACTTTTGAGGATCTTGTAGTTGACAATGATCATTATATTTCTAACAGTGCATTCAAACCTTTTAATTTTTATAGTGCAGATTTTAATGTAACATTTTACGAATCAGAACCAGATATAAAAAATATGATAGATTATTACAATCAGCACAATGAATTTTTTAGACAGTATGGCATCAATGAATTCAATGATGCACGTATACTGCCGTTGAAATTTCCAGTAGCAGAGATAGTTACTAATTATAGTAAAGAGCAATTGCTGGATCAAATTCGACAAAGACAACACGTAAATAAAGTATACCTACAATGAAACAATGTATTATAACAATTAAAGATGAAGTTAATATTAAATTAGATGGGTTAGATCTCGATGTCAGAAGAAAATTAGTCAATACTTTTAAATATGACGTGCCATACGCAAGGTATCTTCCTGCAGTCAGACTAGGTCGCTGGGACGGCAAAGTCAGTTATTTCCAAATGGGCGGAAGTACATACGTTAACTTGTTGCCAGAAATTATTCCTATTCTTGAAGATTTTAATTATGACATCGAACTCAATGATCAACGAGAGTATAAAACAACATTTGATTTTGAACAGGTTGATGAAAACAGTTTTAGTCACCACACTTGGCCAAAAAATCATCCTCGGGCAGGAGATCCAGTGTTGCTTAGAGACTACCAAGTTGAGATTGTCAATAACTTTTTAGCTGATCCTCAATGTTTACAAGAAGTTGCTACAGGTGCTGGTAAAACAATTATGACTGCGGCACTGAGTCAACGTTGCGAAGCACACGGCCGCAGCATTGTTATAGTTCCTAACAAAAGTCTAGTGACGCAGACTGAAGCAGATTATAAAAATTTGGGATTAGATGTGGGTGTATTTTTTGGCGACCGTAAAGAGTTTGGCCGAACACACACTATATGTACCTGGCAAAGTTTAAATGTACTATTAAAAAATACCAAAAATGCAGTAGCAGAAATAACAATTGGAGATTTTTTACAAGATGTAGTGTGTGTAATAGTAGACGAAGTACATATGGCCAAAGCTGATGCCTTGAAGACTTTGCTAACAGGAGTCATGAGTCAGGTTCCAATTCGTTGGGGGCTAACCGGAACCATACCCAAAGAAAAATTTGAAAGTCAAAGCCTGTTGGTAAGTATTGGTCCAGTGATCAGTCAGTTGGCAGCCAGTGAACTACAGGACCGCGGTGTGTTGGCACAGTGTCATGTGAACATTGTACAATTGGTTGATCATGCAGAATTTACCAACTATCAAAGCGAACTAAAATATCTATTGGAACAAGAAGATAGACTTCGTACGATTGCTAATCTGGTACGACAAGTAAATGCCACTGGCAACACTTTGGTATTAGTTGATCGTATTGCAGCTGGTCAAGCCTTAGTAGCACAACTAAACGATGCAGTATTTGTATCAGGATCAACCAAAGCAGGAGACAGACAAAGTGAGTATGACGAAATTGCAACTAGCACTGGCAAGATTATTGTGGCGACTTACGGTGTGGCCGCTGTTGGTATTAACCTTCCTAGGATATTTAATTTGGTCCTTTTGGAGCCCGGAAAAAGCTTTGTTCGCGTTATACAGTCAATTGGCCGCGGCATTCGAAAAGCAGAAGACAAAGATCATGTAGAAATTTGGGATATAACAAGCACTTGCAAATTTGCCAAACGTCATTTGACTAAAAGAAAAGTATTTTACAAAGAAGCCAACTATCCATTCACACAAGAAAAATTAGAATGGAAATGAAAGGTTGCATTACCACACAACAATATGTTATACTAAACACATGCGAATACTAACACTTGATAACGAACATTATGAACTAGATCAGTTGCCAGACGAAGTAGATGACATGCGTTTTGCAATACTTGATAATTCAACGCCCACCGACCCTGACTATCACTATATACCACTGATATTTTTAGAAAGTTTTACTGCTCCTGCTTTGGTATTAAGAATAGGCAATTACAAAATAAAAATGCCAATGGATTGGCAAATATTAATTGGCGAGCCGGACCTAGGAGATTTAGAAGTACTGCCATTGACCAGTATCAATGATCGTGGATTTAAAGTATTTCAATTCAATCCACTTAGTAGTTTCAGACCTAGTTTTCCAGACATTGAAATCTTGGATGTGTATCAAGAAGTCACGTGGTTTGCCCCCAAATTAAAAAATGGGCAAATGTTATGTGTGCCAATCTCAGACAGTGACAAACCAGATTGTGTTTATTTTGTTAAAGACATTAGTCGCAACTGTGAAATAGTAGATTACAACAAGGCCTGGTAATGGACAAACTCAACATTGCAAATGAAATGAAAGAATTTGATCTGAAAAATCAAAACTTTTACCATGATCTCACTGATGAAGAAAAGAAAAAATTCAGTAACTTTTTAATGATTCGATGGGGTAGTAGTGTTCAAGGTTCAAGAGATCTCCAAGAGTTTTATTTGATCAGTACCAACGAAAGATTGAATAAACATTTTTTTGCTATCAATCGTCATCCACAATTACAGTGGCTATGCGCTAGTAGTGTGAGTCCTGGCATGGGCGTACATCGCCATCAATGGATAAGTCCCAAGAAAAAAGATGAGAATACAGCAAATACAGGAACAAAGAAAAAACAACTGATGATGATATTTCCTAACATGAAAGGATCTGACGCAGAAGCAATGAGTAAATTAGTATCACAAAAAGAAATTGATGCACATTTACGTGAACTTGGTGTTGAAAAATAATGACAACCATAAGAGAAATACAAGATCGTGTGGTATTAGTTGATTACTATCCCGGATCACATGGGCACTTTTTGGTAACTACATTACATTCTATACTGTATAATAATTTAAAAATAAACAAATATATAGAAACAAATTATCATCAATCTATGTTGACACCGCCGGCATTTTGGCAAGGACGTAATCCTGATACTTCGTTCTTAGATTATTATGTTGATAAAAAAACACTAGATATGTTTGTTGGTGATAAGCATATTTTTTGGCCTTCAACATGGTCTTTAGAATGGCGAGAAGACAAAAGCAAAATATTAACTGATCCGTATTCTCAGATTGGAAACATTCCTATCATTGAAATATATGTAACCAAGACCATATGGTTACGTCATTACGTGAATTATTGGTTTAATGTGGGCAAATATTCACATCAACAGTTATCAAACAACGAATTTTTTACTGAAAATTTTTATGAAATTTGTAATCAAATAAACAAATTAGACATATTTGAAACAGACAAGGCAAAAAATATAACACTGGTTCCAGATCAATATACATTTGATCAATTGGATATATTGCAAATAATAGAAGAAGATATATTTATAAATCACGGACATTCTCACAAAGTAGAAAACGTAGCTTGTTATCGAACCTTGCCAGATTTAAATTTAAAAATGCCCAATAAGGTTTTTTCTATTCCAATGGATAATTTTTATAGTTTTGATTTGTTTGAAAAAACAATTCTAGATATTGTGGACGTTTTTAAATTACTTTGTGACATTGACAAAACTGATCTGAATGCTCAATGGAATAAATTTATAAGTATTCAACATCCTATTGCTGTAACTGATTCAAATGTTGCAGTTACTGATCTTACTCTAGTAGAACAAGCGTATAAAAACTTTTTAAATAAATGCAAATAGCCTATACCTGTCAGTATTGTCAGCGATGTTTTGTAAAAGAATCTAGCCTTGCAGTGCACAGTTGCGAACCGCGGCGACGCAGGCAAGAACAGTCTGAGCGAGGAGTTCAACTGGGATTACAAGCCTATTTAAAATTTTATCAACTGACACAAGGATCTGCAAAATTAAAAACATTTGATGATTTTGCCGACAGTCCTTATTATCGGGCATTTGTAAAATTTGGTCGCTATTGTGTAAGCATACGAGCTATAAATCCTGCTAGATTCATTGAATGGGTACTAAAACAAAATAAAAAAATTGATCACTGGTGTCGTGACAGTGTTTACACAGAGTATCTGATAGATTATTTACGAATGGAAAATGTAAATGATGCATTGGCCAGAGCCATTGAATTTGGTATTGCATGGCAAGAACAAACCGGTCATCCTGCACATGATTGTCTGCGCTATGGTAATTCAAATGCTGTGTGTCATGCAGTTACCAGTGGTCGTATAAGTCCATGGGTTATATATAATTCAGAATCAGGACAGAAATTTTTGTCAGAACTAACGTCTGAACAAGTGGCAATGATTTGGCCATATGTTGACTCTGATTTCTGGATGAAAAAGTTTCAAGACTACCCAGCTGATCAAGAGTATACCAAAGATATATTAAACAAGGCAGGATGGTAATGAGCGCAGACATTGATATTGATTTCGCTGATCGAGACAGTGTACTACAGCTAATTCGGCATATTCCTGCCCGGCAAGTAGTACAACAAAAAGTACGCCGCCATAATTCTGGAATTTATGCAACTGAGATTCCATGGGATCCTGTCAATCAGTGTGCGGCCATTGATTATGAAACTGCAGAACAACGCGGATATTTCAAGATAGATTTTTTAAACATGGGTGTATACCAATTAATACGGGATACCAGCCACTATCAGGAAATGATATCAACAGTTCCGCAGTGGAATAAACTATGGCAGGATTCGCAGTGGGCCAGTCAACTGGTACACATAGGAAGTTATACAGATTTGTTAAAATCCATGCAACCAGATAGTATACCCAGGATGGCTGCTTTTATCAGCGTCATACGTCCAGGCAAAGCACATTTGCAAAATCGACCATGGAAAGAAATATTTGATTCGGTCTGGGATGGCAACGACAGCAAAGGGTATACGTTTAAAAAATCGCATGCTATAAGTTACGCTGCACTAGTAGCTCTGCATATGAATCTGCTTAGTTAAAAAAATCCCACCTATTCCAATTGTACCCCCATACACACAAGGTACTAGGAGATTTGGCAAACTGCAGCATCAAGTTCCAATACTCATGATACAGATCTTTAACTTCTAATCCAAGTTGATTGCACAGATAGACGCTGCCATTGTGGCAGAATAATTTGGTATAATCAAGAGATATTACATTAATGTTGTGCATATTTCTTGTCATTGGTTTATGTGTTTCTGCTAGTAATTTAAATGCGGCGATTCGATGCAAATCGGTTATTAAATTCTGTGGAAGATCAATTTTTTTATCGATATTCCAAAAAATTTCTTCTTCACAATCGTGTTTAGTACGATTTTTTCTAAGATAAGTTTTGACCAAAAATTCCCAACCAATAAGATTGGGATCAGCTGCACTGGTATCAATATCAATTACTGTAACGTATTTGTTGTTGATATCAGCAGCTGACCGGGCAAGATTGATCCCATGACACTGCCCTGCTAGGCTCTTTTCCGCGTTGGAAGAAAACTCAAAATTTTTATTTTTTAAGAAATCTGCGAACATCATACCTTGGTCCAGATCTGACAGCACACTCATATATCCATTGGCATGCCCAGTTTCAAGATCAACGTACCAGTGGTTGTCAACAAAATTTGGTAGGGTACCTAGCCATCCTGCTACAAATCCGTGACGGGCGCCACCTATTCCAGTGACTAAGTAAAATTTTTTTAAAAATACAGTATTAGTCAAGTTTTTTCATCAATGTAATTGATTTTCTTTTGCTTTTTCTTCTGCTCATTTCTATTAGGCTGCATACAGGACCGTGTAATATCACAAGATCTTTGTTGCTAAATGTTTTCAATGAAGGCCTAAATGGTTCCCAATCTGATTTAAGAAATATGTTAATAGGTATACTTCTATTGCTTTCCCACCACCAAACATTTGCAAGCTCTAAAAACAACTTTTTTTGTTCAACATCTTGTATGCTGCCAAAATCATAAATTGTAGTTATTGCGTCATCTTGGTTTTGTACAATGCCAACATATTCTGCGGAGGCATATACGCAAAGCGTTATAAACGGGTATTTTTCAGCTAATTTTGCAAACAAGTCATTGCCCATAAATATTGTTGGAGATCCTTATGTATTCAACCACGGCGTATTTATATCAACAAATTACCAGAGTATTATTGATAGACACCGCCGACGGCGAAACTTTCACTTATAGGTATGACCCTGTGTACGCAAAACAATTAACAATTAACAAAGGCGTCGACAACGTGTTGTTGTTTGAATTTATAAATCAACAACAAAAACCTGTCGACATTACCGGAAGCACGTTCCTGTTCCGTGTGATCAACACAGCAGGCACTGTGTTGTTGATTGAAAAACCCATGGTGATATTGAATGCACCTCTGGGGCGAGCCAAAGTAACACTCACAGGTCCTGAACTACTAGAACTATTGGCCGAACCAGCTAGTTACAGTATTACCAGAAGCAGTGGCAATTTAACAGAAGCTGTGTTTACAGACGCACAATCTGGTGCCAGAGCACCTGTCAATGTAGTCAACAGTGTTTTACCACAATATGTACCCAGTAGACCATTGACAATTCCTGATGTAAAATTATCGGCTCAAGGATCACCAGATGGTACAAGTTTTCAAAACTATCCCTCTGAAAATTGGTACTGGGCTGGAAATCCCAATGGTGCCAACTATTGGAATAGTTTCTTAAACACTGAATATTATAGCAGTTTTATCAAGCCACAAAATTCCATAACCACTATCCAGATGACTCTAGATGGTTACACAGGCACCATCAAAGCTCAGGCGGCTGAAGATTACGAAGCTATTCCTTACAACGTACCTGTAAGCACCACTTTGGGTAATCCTTCTGGCTCAGAAAGTATCACTTATTACAATCGCACAGGCACTATCTATATCAATGTGATTGGTTGGTATCCCTTGTTGCGACTGTGTTTCAACAACTCAGTATTTGCTACACCACCTGGCACAGGCGTACCTGCCACTGCCTATGCAGTGTGCGAAAATGGTGTGGTTACCAGTATTAATATTCAAAATGGTGGTCGAGGCTATCTTGCGCCTCCCAAAATCAATATTGTGGGAGATGGTGCAGGTGCTACTGCTACTGCCACAATTGATGATTCGGGTGAAGTAACTGGTATCACAGTGACCAATGGTGGATCCGGATATTGGATCATACCCAATGCTGGTATTAACACGCCGTACTATCCAGTGTCTCCTAGTCAACAGGGCGCTATGGTGATCATCAGCACTGGTTATGTGGTTGATTTGTTTTATCGATAATATTGATTTTTTACAGCAGTTATGTTAAACTAGCTACATGATTGATGTGGTCTCTTACTTACCTGCCAAAAGAAAACAGACACCTTCGGGATGGATTAGTTTTAATGCTCCCTGTTGTGCAGACAAAAGGCAAAGAGGCGGACTAAAAGTAAGTGATCTCGGATGGAGTTATCATTGCTTTAATTGTCAATTTACTGCAAGTTTTATTCTTGGTCGTAGTGTGGGATTTAAAGCTCGAAAACTGCTGGGATTGTTAAATGTGCCAGAACGAGACATTGACCTGCTCAATCTCGAAAGTCTCAAACATCGCAGTATTGAAGGAATATTGAATGAGCGCCAACAGGTGTTTAATGCACTAAGCGACATTAAATTTAACGAGCACGACGACCTGCCACCTCATGTGGAGCTGCTCACACCAGAGCATACTGAATACTGGAAATATATAAGATCAAGATGTGTGCCAGAAGATTATCCTATCATGGTGCAAATGCAAAACGATGGTGTGCACTGGACACGTGATCATGTGATCATTCCATTTACCTACAATGATACCTTGGTTGGATGGTGTGCCAGAATGCTAACTGGTAGTGGGCCAAAGTATATCAATCACAGTCAACCTGGTTATGTGTTTGGTACAGACTTACAACGGCCTACATGGCAGCATGTGCTGGTCATGGAAGGCATATTTGACGCACTATGTATTGGAGGATTGGCACTCATGCATAACACCATAAGTGACACTCAAGCCAGGCTAGTAAGAAGTCTGGGTAAAGAAATTACAGTGGTACCAGACCACGACTCTGCAGGAATGGAGCTGGTGGATCGTGCCATAGAGTTGGGTTGGGCAGTGAGTATTCCTGACTGGCCAGATGGTGTTAAAGATGTAAACGATGCAGTGGTTCGTATGGGTCGACTGGCTGCAATGATAACTATATTCCAGGCCAGAGAAACTACTAAATTAAAAATAGAACTAAGGAAACGACAACTTGTTAAAAGAATACGGAATTGATGTACAAAAATTATTTTTGGAGATGATGCTACAAGATGCATCAAGTTATGTGCGAGTTCAAAACATATACAATCCTGAAAATTTTGATCGCAGTCTTAGATCTGCGGCAGAGTTTGTCAAAAAGCATAGTGCAGAACACAAAACTTTACCCACTCGAGAACAAATTTCTGCCAGTACAGGAGTTAACCTGGCACACATGCCTGACTTGAATGAAGGACATTTTGAGTGGTTCATGCAAGAGTTTGAAAGTTTTACTCGCAGACAAGAATTAGAACGAGCAATTTTAAAGTCAGCAGACCTGCTGGAAAAAGGCGATTATGATCCTGTGGAAAAACTGATCAAGGATGCAGTACAAATCAGTCTGACCAAGGACATGGGCATAGACTATTTTGAAGATCCAGCTGCTCGTATCAATAGATATTTTAATTCGGGCGGTCAGGTTAGTACAGGTTGGCCACAAATGGATCGATTGTTGTATGGCGGATTCAGCCGTGGTGAACTAAACATTTTTGCAGGTGGATCAGGATCTGGCAAAAGTCTTGTGATGATGAACATAGCACTGAACTGGTTACAACAAGGACTCAGCGGAGTGTATGTGAGCTTGGAGCTCAGCGAAGATTTATGTGCACTGAGAACAGATGCTATGTTGACCAACATGGGCACCAAAGAAATACGCAAAGATATTGATACCACAGAACTCAAAGTCAAAATGATGGCCAAAAAATCTGGTCAGTACAGGGTCAAAGCACTTCCAGCACAAAGTACAATCAATGATATTAGAAGTTATATCAAAGAAGTACAGATACAAACAGGCCTGCGTGTGGATTTTATCATGGTAGATTACCTAGACTTATTGATGCCTGTGAGTGCCAAGGTCAGTCCTAACGATTTGTTTGTCAAAGACAAGTATGTGAGTGAAGAGCTACGAAACTTGGCCAAAGAACTCAATGTGTTGTTTGTGACTGCCAGTCAGTTGAATAGATCCGCAGTTGAAGAGGTAGAATTTGATCATAGTCATATTTCAGGTGGTATTAGTAAAATTAATACTGCAGATAATGTGTTTGGTATCTTTACCAGCCGAGCCATGAAAGAGCGTGGACGTTATCAAATACAATGTATGAAAAGCCGAAGTTCGACGGGTGTAGGCCAAAAGATTGATCTAGAATACAACATTGAAACCATGCGTATCACTGACTCAGGAGAATCTGCTGATGAATCTTCTGGAGGATTTGTTAAAAAGCCCAGCATCTATGATAGTATCAAAACACAAAGTCGTGTGACTGATGCTGTTGACAAAGACTCTGAAGAAGTTAGCAAAGTCACAGTGGATGTGCAAAGCGCCAAACTTAAACAGTTATTGGGACAAATCAAACAATCATGAAAAACTTGTACTGCTCGATGATTCATGGCGGCCTACATATGGATTTCAAAACACCAGCGCCAAATAATCAAGCAATTATTCAACATTGTTGTCTCAGACATAATACACACACAGTTAATTTTGATTCTAATTTTTGGAAAGATCAACAGTTAGAAAACTTGCGGAAAATTAATACTCAAAATATTTGGGATTCTGGATGTGCTAATTGCCAATCATTGGAAGCATCAAACAATATTAGTTTGAGAA